ATTGCATCACGATTGCTTTGAAACTCGTAATTAGTTACATTGCCCAATACGTTGAAGCCAACATCTCTGACTCCAACAGTTACAAGAATTGGATCGCCAGTAAATGCTTCAAGGGCGATTTCGCTTGCTCTTGTATTGTTTACCGCGTCAGCAAATGACGGGAAAAGCCGCAACCCGCCTGCAGCGTTGACGTTGACAAATGCGCTGAAGGTATCTTCAGTCGTGCCGCTTGTCCAATTACTTGCAGGGATAAAATCAAGCCCACGGGCATCTGATGTTTGTATGTCAACCCTGTCTCCTGTAAATAAATTATCAATTGCTCCTTCAATGCCGACACGGTTCAAAACTGTTGTTATATCATCTGGCGCAACAGAAGACGAAATGACCCCAAGTTCAGCGTCAGTCCCACGCCGCAAACGCACATTGCCCTTTGTGCCAATAAAAAATGTCATCAGCTAATGACTTCAGTAAATGCTCCATCAACAGTAAAGGTAATTGGCACAACACTCAGCTCTCCTGTGCTGACTGAAACGTTTGCTGACGTAATGTATGCGTTGAATTTAATGTCATCAGCAGCGGCATCCCCAACATTCAATTCTAGTGCAACCTTGTCGCTAACAGTGACGCCGGTGGTTGCTGTCTTCATAATTTTGCTCAGCAGCGCAGTGAATTGAGTGAAGCTTGCGCTTTCTCCTGATTCCAGCTTGTAATACATAAGTGTCGCGCTACCCGTGGCACCAACAACGCCAGGCTCAAACGTATTATAGCTGCTTTCAATCGTGTTCGTACTTAGCAGCTCAACAGTAGTATCAAGTGACCAATCACGGATTTTTGCAACTTTCTTGCCGCCAAACACCAGCGACCCAGTGCGTCCAGTGAAGAAGGCCATGACTACGCGAAAAACATTACCTTCAGCTTAGCTTACCGTGAAGTTGGTAGCACGGAAGTCTGCAATCCGCGCACGAAGCTGGCCGCCACTTTCAAAACATGGATACTCAAGTGCCTTAACCGAAACTTCGCCTTCTTCCTCGATTGCAAGCTCCGTGACACGATACACACGCTTTTGCGGCTTCTGCGTGCCCATCACAAACATCCAGCCCGTGTAACCAGACAGCCCAGAGGCAACGCCATTGCTGACACTCACCGAGCTGAATGATTGTGTTTCGCCTGTTTGCCCTTTGTAAACCAAGAATTGATACGTGCCGTTAGGCCGTGCATCCAGCAACGGTGAGTTCAACGAACCACCATCCATGATTACGCCTGCAGAGTAGCTGTCCCAGTCTTCCATGCCGACATCAACGTAAATAAAATCACCAGGCGCAATGACTGCTTCGGATGGGAATGTCTGGAATTCGATGCCTTTGCGGATGTAGCGTCGCTGGTTGCAGAGCAGTTTGCCGAACATGATTGCCTGCTCGCGTTGCGTCACAAACTGACTTAGATCAAATGTTTCGCGTATTGCCGTGCCGGAAGGATTTTTAAGGCTGACATCAACGCTTTCTTTAGTGCTAAATACTTCATTTGCATTGTACTTTCGATAAATCACAGACGCGATAATGTCCTCCGTGGCAGTGCCGTAGTTTAAATGTTCTTCTTTGTATGAGCCTTCTAGGATGTTGCCCGCAGTGAACAGTGCGGACACATTAAATCCAATTGGCAGGCCGTTGTTGTCTGCCGCACGCCCAGAAGAATTAGTTGGCAATGCTGGCACCAGCGTATCCTTGCCATTTTTTCTTGCCAGCTCTAACAGGCTGAATGGTGCAGAGTTAATCCAGAATTCACGCCATGATCCAACGTCAGCAATCATGCCATCCATAAAAAATTGCAGATCATGACCACCAGCCTGGAGCGGCAAGTTGTTATTTTTACAGAATGACTTGGCTAGTGAAAGGCTAGCTGTGTCTACATTTACGACCTCGACGTATTTGCCAATTCCGTTTTCAGAATCAACTACTGTATCGACAAAAATGTCTGGCGCATAGCTGCTTGACGTTGTTGGCGTTGCGCTTGGGTTCTCTACCTTGCGGCATGTTTTGCCTTCTGTCACTAAGGCAGAAATGCTGCGAAGGTCTTGGATTCCGCGACCGGCGAACACTCCAAGCGCCATCATCGTCATGTTGGAGTATTTGCTATCAATAGCCCTGTCAATCTGCTGCTCAGTCACCGCAGTCAGCGTAATCTCAGGCCCAGAGTCAAAGCTAAATTGCACATTAGTATCTGAGTTGACAGAGAACATGTCCCATTCATTAGTCTGAACTGGTCCGCGCTCAGTTTCATCAGGGTAATATCCTCTCGTTCTGTCCGGAGAGACTTCGCTGCCGTACCAGAAGAAGGTCGAGCCGCTGTGATTGACAGATTTCAACGTGTCCGAGTTCTCAAGAAAGGCAAACTTTGTGAACGCTCTTTGACTGTATTCAGCAGTAATGTCAAAGACAGGCTCAAACCTAAACTTCCATTTTTTCAATTGATCTGGATCGCTTGAGTTGTAAAAGCTGAGCTGAGTGTAAAAGTCTGCATCACTCCCATGCCTGATTGCAAATACATACGGCACCACTTCTTCGGCACCGCCTGCCTCACTAAAAATCAAACGGAAAAACACCATGCGGCTCTTAATGCCGTTGTCTGATGCGCTGTATTGCTTTTCTTTTCTGTCGCCATATTTTTTCTGTCGGCCTGAAATCCTGCGGAACAAACGTGTCTTCAAAGAAAATTTAACGACGTTGCAAGCGCTCAAAGTGTCGTATGACGCCGTTTCTGCTTTGACGAGGCACTTGGAAAAGAAGGTGTTATCAAACGCCTGTTGATACTCTTCCCAGTCCTCAAGAACATCGGTCACCTCATCAAGGGCGTTTTCCTTATCCTTGATTAGCTGCTTCAAAGCAGTGCGAACGCGCTTCGTGCCATCGCGGTCAGTTTCGTTCTCTGTCGGGATGTTCTCTTTAATTGCTTCCAAATAATCAATATCTTCCTTGATGATGTCAGTCGCAAATTTGTGCATCTTTTCAAAATTGCTTCTGATGCGAGCGTCAACTTTGTTGCGACGCTTTTCAATAATTACATCAAGGTCGGATATGTCTTGTTCATAATCTGCCAAATCTGTGACAGTGTCTTTATTCAGAAGGCCGCGTGTGCTGGTTTCGCCAGCAGGGTCTACAGCTGACGGCAAAATCCTTGTGCGGCTTTGATCCAAGTCCTTGCCTTTCTCTTTGTTTTTCTCTTGTCGATCCTCTTCTGCGTCTGCAAGCTTGGTTCTTCTCCTGGCAAGCTTAGTGTCATTCGGGAAAAGCAACGGCTCTTCACTGTCTTGCTGGTCGCCGCCTAAACCATTAAAATTGAATAAATTCCAACGGCCATTTCGATCAATATAAATAAAACTAAAATAAAGAAAATCATTGGCATCATCTCTTACGTCGCCGTCTTGCTCGATAAAACTTTTTCTGTATCCATGCGTCTTAAAGTTGCCTCCACTGGCCCTGAAAAGATCGTTGCCCGACACGCCATTGATGTTGTTGTCAGAAATGCTTTCGGCTGGGTCACGCCCAAACGAATAACTGTTATCACCCCACGGCAATTCATCGCCGCCGTCATAGACGCCTTCATTTACATCGTCAATCAAATCACGCAACGCCTTGATTTGCCTGCGAATACTTTTCTTAATTCTTTTGGTTTTTAGAATAGGTTTGTTGCCGTTTAACTCGTCCTTACAGGCTTCTGTTAGCGCAATCGATCCATACCTAGGGAATGTGTACTGGCTTTTCGTGTCAATGGTGTAATCTTCAAAATCAGTTGAGCCGTCTGCTAGCTCAAATTCAATCCTGACAGTTGGAAACCATTCAACAGTCTGTGTGCCGGAAAAAGTTATATCTACAATGCCGGTTTCAGTTATGTCGATTGCTTTTGCCCCAAGAGTGTCTTTGTCTGCATCGGCAATATTAAATACATAGGCGAATTTGTTATTCGGATCTTCGTCGATTGATACTTGCGGAGTGTGAGCGTCTGGCAGTATTAACTTCGCTTCTTCATACTCTTCTCTTAATTCTTTGTTTTCTCGACGCGGCTCTACCGTGTCATACGGCGTGCTTGGTATTTGGCCTTCCTCTATGCATTTGAAATTAGCCTTTACTTCGCCTTGATCAATGTTTCTGGCTGAAGACTGGTAAGAGACAAGCCTAAATTTAGCGGTGCCCAGCATGTACGTGCTGCCAAAATCCAAAGCATCAGCCATCTGCCGACGCATGTCATCAGCGGCCTTTGCTGGCTGACTATCACCATCCTTCGTGCCAGCATTATTCAAAAACAGTCTAATAATATCGTTCTCCTGAAAAGACCCTGATCTGTTTCGCCACTTGCTGTTCTGCTTTTCATTTCGCATCTCAATGGCGATGTTTGCTTCTTCCCTGTCGCCGTCTTTGTCGCGTGTTTTGACAAGTACATTAATGGGAATTGCGTCGAATACGCCAAGACTTGTAGACGTAGATGGCGTATAAGCTTGGCTGAACCCTTTGCGCTGAGTGCCGTTGACAGAAAGAATGCAAGCCGGATCGTCGCCATTTCTGGGCGTTAGGCGATCAGGGAAGAAATCCTTAGTGCCCAGCCCAGACACAAGGCTTTTGTAGGGTGGCCGACCATCATCACCAGTTGCCTTGGAAAATATAAAGACGCTTTGCTTATCTAAATCGGTCATGCCAGCCTGGCCAAAAGCCGTCTTAGTAAAATCAATGCCTTTAATTTTTGACGCACCAAGCACAACCATGAGCTGCATGAACTGCGTTGATCCGAAGTTTTCAATCGCAGACCACACCAACGAACCTGCAACCCTTACATCGCCAAGGGCGTTCTCGTTTGTGTAAACAAGATTGACTGGATCACCGTAGCTTGCCAGCTCTTGTGTGCTATTAAACCCAAAAGTCGGTGCAAAACGTTGTTCTCTATTACGGCGCTGCCTATCTTTAATGTCCGGTATTTCAGGCTTTGGTGCGAGCAGTGCTGCACCAACTTGAAATAAAACACCAACAACAGTCAGAACCAATGCAGTCGTGCTGATTGGCTCGTTGCGTATATCTAATGCAGTGCCGACCTTTTGGTCTTTGTATTCTTGTTGAACAGCAACAAATTCAAGATACTCTCGTTCACTGATGCCCAGTGCTTCAACAAGCTGGTGCTCGTATGGAAGTAGTTTCCGCATCAGTCCACCCAGAAATAGTAAGCTTTTACGCGATCAACAGGCAGTGACACGACT